CATATTTCCAGCGGAAATGTTTAGCCACGCAGACGTGTATGCAGTTGTGCCGGATGGCGTTGTTTTTGTCCCTGTCCAACGAACGTAGTTATAAAAATTGTAGTTCGCCTCAACTGGCCCTGTCGTTTGCGTTAGAGGTGTTCCGTAACCATCAGGTGAGCTGGGATCAGGGCACTGAGTATCAACTTCAATGATGTTATCAATATCAGAAGTCGTTACGGTGTAAGTGCTGGTGTTATTGCCAGTTAAATCATCTTGCTGCAACTGAGTGCGATCACCCCCGTCCTTAGGCCGCTTGTACCAAGTCGCTCGCCCATTCGGGCAGTTGGGTGCTGTTTCAAGTGTATCGCCATTAACGGGCCGATCAAAATCGCCCGTTTGCCCTGTGATTTCGGGCGCTTCTTCTGTAATGTCGTCGTCTGGATTATTGACGCCACCTAACGGCAATGCCCCACCAGTACGAGCAAAAATTTCGTTCCTGGTACTAGGGACTGTTTGACCACCAACTTGAACAGCGGAAGTATCCGAAACGACTGTGACAGCCGGCAAATTGTATTCGAAGTTATCTGGACTTGGTATCGCTGGCGGATTTGGGTCGACAAGCTCAGTGATTGGATTGCTATTTGTACGCCTGCCAGAGATGTCGCAATCAAAGTTTGTGCGACCTGTTGGCATCGTGTAGCCAACGCCAACCGCTTGTGCCACCTGCAATGCCACTAGGCTACGGTTTTGCTCATCGATTGGGAAATGCGTTAGATCCAAATCGATGCTACCTCCGGTGTTCTTATTGATTCTGTCTACTTCGTAGAAGTAATCATGCAGCGCATACTCGCTGGAATCAGTTTCGCGTCGCAACTGAACGCGCACAATGTCACCAATCTCAAGCGTGCTATTAAACGCATCGGGCAAAACGCTAATCCGCAGGCTATGAGTGATGTACTTTCTTCGTGCTGCATAATAAGCTCCAACCTTGACGGCATGGTCTTCAGAGGTGCAGAACGCACTTAGATCTTGCTGTTCGTATGGACCAAATAAAGCCTCACCGTTAAAACGCACTTCAGTATTTCTGATGATGCCAATGTCGTCGTCAGGCTGCTGACGCCAAAGCACAACAAAACATGTCGGAATACGGTCGCTCAATGGCACATAGTCAATCTCAAAACTGCCAGGGATAATGTGCTCTTCAGTAAATCCAAAAACGGGCGTGATGGCAGTTGTTTTTATTGTGTAATCTTGATTGATCGGCAGACGCGGCTTAAGAATTTTTTTACCATTGCGCTCACTTGGGCGGAGCAAAAAACCAATGCTCGTCTCAAACAGCCAATCTTCTAGATTTTGAGATTGTCGCAGCACTCCATTGAAATACAGTCCATTCTCTTCGGTAAACTGTGCAGCCGTAAGCATTGCCGCACTGTCGATCAAAGATGACGGCACCCGATTCGTGGCGTCTAGCAAATACAACGCAAGATCTATAAAGTTATTGCTGGGCCCGTACGTATTATCAATAATCCTTGTTAGCTGCAAGCCCTGCCGGACAAAGGCATGAACCTGTTTGCTCCATGTATCGTCTTCATCGGCGTGCGTGTTTGTGTAACTCAGCGTTGTTATATTCTCGTAGCTACCGCTAGTGCCGCAATACACAGGGCAGTTCCATGGCGTTGTGCCAGAAACAATCGTAGTTGTGTTGCCAGGATTCCAGTTGCCTGCGCGTGCATCATAGGCCTGAGCCCAAGTGCCAACACGGCAGGCACGCTGGAAAACATCGCGAATCTGCAGCAGTGGTAACTCACCTTCACTTAGAACTAACTCAAGATTGACGGTCAATTCATTTGTGCTCGGATCGTTTGAGTATCCAGCCTCTGTAGCTTGTGGACTCACCAAGACTCCACCGATGCCGTCTATGCGCCGGCAAAACACAATAGGGATTGGCTCGCCAAGAACAATGGCACTTTGCTCGACATCTAGGCTTGTTGCACCCTTGGCTGCGTCATCCTGCAGCGGTACAACGCCTAGATTATCCTGCGCGCGAATGATACTAAGCGGCTCGTTGAAGGTGCTCATATTTTCAGCGGAGTGCCGACCAAGGCAGTCGTGTAGTTGCGTGGCGGCACTTGAGCTCCTATAGGTGCAAGGCCTGAGCCAAGAGTAACCTCAAGCAGCGTGAAGCTACCGGAGACAGCAATGATTTCTCCAATCACCGACGCAATCAACGTTTGACCAGCTGGCGGAGCAGCTTGGGTCAGCTTGGCATCAAATTCATATAGCTTGACTTCACACAACCAATTCAAGCCAAGACCGTAGTTGAAAGCTTCAACCGCCTGCTTTGTGGCCGGAATTTCAATGGACAAGTTTGACCCAGGGGCGCCTGCGCTGCCGGTAAAGGCATTGATTACAAATGGATGATAAGACCATGACGCGCCGTCCCATGTCACTGATTGATTGACATAGAAGGATTGCCACCTGTGGTAGGTGTTGGTGCTATCGAAAATGCGCATATAAAGCGCCTGGCTTCTATTGGTTTTCATCGCACTCCTGCGTATCTACGGCCACCGGAAGATCTGACACTGCTATAAATTGACACGGCCATTGATTGCATGGCTTTTTCCATATCAGACACAGTGACGTAATTGGTCCCATCCATTTGTGTCACGGGACCAGTTTGAACATTGATCTGCGCATTGCTCGGCACCACCACGCCACCCTCGGCAAAGCGCGGGATGGCAGCAGGGCCACGCATACCAGCCATCCAGTTGGCCGCAAATTTGCCAGCCTTAGACTGCGGCACAATATATTCAGGCTCTCCTCCCTCGCCAACCATTGCCAAAGTAGGGCCATTAACGACGCCACCCTCTGCGAAGCGTGGCAACGTCACATTGCTAATTGTTGGGATGCTAACTCCGGGCACCTTGTTGGCCGCTTGAATTAGCTTGTTAATCCCAGCGATTGCCGAGTTGATGCCTTTCTCGACAATGCCAATAAGAGTGTTGAACACGCCCTTGACAACATCAGCAGCAGCCTTGAATGGTGCAATGATGAAGTCAGTGACTCGCTTAAAGGCACTCTTTAGCGAGTCAACCATAGAAGACGCAATCCTTTGGATCGGTCCGACGAACTTATCTTTGAAGAAATTAAGGCCCATTTCAAAGGGCTTTTTGATAAGGTCAAATATCTTAAGCCAAGGCTTGAGATAAAAATCAATAACAACTTGGCCCAACTTTAAGACTGGCTCAATAAAGACTTTCTTATATAAGCCAGCTATTTCGACAAAGACTATGCCAATGCCTTTGAAAGCGTCGATAATTTTATCGCGGAAGGCATAGATGGCTATGCCAGCAGCAACAGCAAGTGTCACCCATCCAACTGGGCCAGTAAATACCGCAATAAGAACCTGGCCAAGACCAGTCAATCCAGCGACAAGGGGGGCGATCGCACCAGCCCAGCCGGCAATCACAGCAGGGATTCCGACAATCGCTGCCGCGATACCGGCAATAAGCGGGCCAAGTGCAGTGAACACCGTGATGATCGCCGTGATTGCAGGCGCCAGTGCAACAAAGGCGACCGTGAGCGCAGCTGCGCCAGCAATGAACCCCTGCTGTTGCGGCGTCAGCGTGGCGAACCACTGGCCGATCTGAGCCAGTGTGCCAAGGAAGCCTGTCAGCACAGGAACCAAGGCTGCGATTGCGCCAGGCAATGCTGCACCAAGCTGCTGCGCCATCTGCGTGATGTAAGGCAAAGCAGCCGTGATGGCTTGATTAAATGGCCCTGCCAGTTCACGCATGATTGCATTGATTGCATCGTTGAACTTGTCAGCAGCCTGCGCCATCTCAGTGGTGATAGTGGCTGAGTATTGGCTCATGGCTTCGCGGCCACCGTTCAACATCGGAATCAGGTTGGCGCCTGATTTGCCGAAGATCTCCATCGCCAATGCAGTCTTTTGCGCACCATCTGGCAGCTTGCTGAACTTATCGGCAATGTCGAGCATCACCGCGTCAACGCTGCGAATCTTGCCGCTTGCGTCCGTCGAACTAATCCCAATAGATCTGAGCGCTTCGTTGGCTTTAGAAGTTGGGTCAACAATCCCTTTGGAGAGCTTGCCCATGGCTTTGGCAACTTCATCCAAGCTGCTGCCACTATCTTCCGCTGCGGCTCCAAACTTGCTTAGCGCTTCAACGCCAACACCAGTGCGTTGGCTCAGATCGTTGAGGTTGTCTGCTGCATCAATCGCATTCTTGCCAAGCACTGCAAGGCCGCCAACTGCAGCAGCACCAAGACCGGCGATGGCAATGCCGGCATTTTTGGCCATGCCGCCAAGCTTGTTGAACGCACCACTCAAGCCGCCGGCCTGATTGTTTGCCTTGTCAAGCGAACGAGTCAAACCATCAATCTGGGCCAGACCGTCAACCTTGGCCCTGATCGTCAGGGCAGTTGTCATGTCCAGCGCCATGGCTATTTCTTGCGCTTGTTGACTGCTGCAACCACTGTAGCCTCGATGATCTGCAGATCACCTAGAACCTCGGCTGGATCAACGATCTGCAGTAGATCAAACACCCACCGCACGGCGCCATAGTCGAGGCCGATCATGGTGCCGGAATCAGTACGCCATTGCGTCTGCACCTTTAGGAACACACGCACGGCTGCCCATGCTTCTGGCTCCACCTCAAAGTTGACGGCCGCCTTGCTCGGTGGTGGTTCGATGCCGAACACAGCTGCATCCTTTGCTGTGTCGTCAACCTCCATGCCGCCTAGCCAATGCTCAGCGGCCCCGATCAGTTTTTTCTCTTCTGCTCCACCAGCGACTCAAAGTAGGCGGCAACCAAAGCGCCGGCCATCATTGGCACATCCAGCAGTTGCGCCTTTACCGCATTGCTGAAGGGCACGGGCTCACCATCGCCATCGATGATTCCATCCCAGCCAACCAGGATCTCATCGGCAATGCTCTGATCACTGACGCCCTCGCCAGTGTCTTCACCCTTTTCGTTGGCCTTAACGCGCAGCTGCACCTCGCGCTGAATCTCGTTGATGCGGCTTTGTGCCAGCCGCTTGAACTCAGCATCAAAGGTCTGCCGCTCTCGCTTCCCCCCATTGGCCGGGAGCTTGATGCTCACCGGCCAGGTATAGGAGTCTGACTGCTTAAGGACAAATGCCACGCGGATCAGGTGAAGACAATCTCCATCTCATCATTGCCCGAATCGGTCGGGGTGGCAATGTATGGCAGGGTCAGCATCTGGATGCCGTCTTCATCGCTATAGGACGGGTTGCCCAGATCGATCTGATCAGCGGTGAAGGTCACGATATTGCCAGCGGTCTGGCCGTGCTGGAAGGTCAGGTTTCCAGTGCTGCTGCCGGTGGCATCGTTAAAGAAGTTGTGAGCGCTGACCGAGACGGCCTCAATCATCACCTCACCAGCAGGGGCGCGGTTGGTGATGATCACTTCCTTGGTGCAGCCCACCAGCTCGCGATAGACCAGCTCATTGGCCAGTTCCATCGTGAAGCTCTGAAGGCAACCGGCATAGCTGAACACCTCGAAGCCAGTGGTGTTGCCCTGCTTGAACACCACCGGATCAGCTTGATTGGCGTAGGTGGGGCTGCTGATAGCCGATGCGGTCGGGGCGTTGTAAATGCCCGTGAACTCGAATGCAATGGTGGGGATCTCACCAACGGTGCAGTTCAGCGAGAAGGTGCCGCGGCAGCCGGTGGCCTTGTGCAGCACGCCATCGTTGTTGAAGTAGATCGTGACCGAGCCGGGCGAAGCGTTGCTGTTCGG